CTTGGTCATTGCTGTTTCTATTTCTGTAACAGTCAATGGTTTTGATTCAACAGGCTCTACATTAACCATGCGATCAACAACATCTTCGCTGCTTTCTACATCAAAAAGTGATTCTAGTTTCTTTGTCATATTAATACTTATTTCCGTTTCTTGCCGTTGTGGAAAATGTCATTCTCTGTTACAATGCGGAACATCAACCCTTTATGTTTACACCATTTTGCTGCAGCCTCCCACTTGGCATGATTGATAGCAATAGCCAGTTTGTCGTGTTTGCTTGTTTTTGCACCCAGTCTTGTTTGTGACTCTGGTTTTACTTCTATTAGTTCAGCACGTTTCTTACCGCCCTTGTCCTGATACACAATGAGAAAGTCTGGCACATAAATGCTCTGCTTGCCTGTTAGAGGATTGCGATAAGGTATTTGTATGCTTTCACTGGCCCAGTTTATCACACTAGGATGATTATCACAAAAGCGCATAAAAGCATGTTCCCATCCACTGCGGTAACGTGGCTTTTTTATGCCTGCATATTTTTCAGGATTGGCCATTTCGTATAGGCCATTAGCCCACTTGCCTCTTGCCATTATACTCGTATCTGTCGTTGGATGTTTGCACTTGGTTGTAGATTTTTACTGAATCCTAGCAGTCCATTGCCGGTTCTGCTTAGATTTAGAAATGCCGTGATACTTTGTTGTAAATTTGTATTATCAAACTGTGTGATGATGTCTTGTGGAAAAAGCCGTAATTCACTACAAGTAACAAGCACTGCACTGGTCAACGCACTTGCTGCTTCGAGATTGTTGTTGGTGCGCTGTAAAAAGAATGCTTTTACAACATCATACTGTTGCGGTTCTATTGTGATTTCTGTTTTAAAGTAGTCAGCAAAGTACTCGTTGATGCGCAGGTCTACATCATCTCGAACATCAGTAAGTGGAAGATTAATTGTTTGTCCAGTAACTCCACTAGCCACGGCTCCTGATGGATTGCTACTGCTGCCAGCACTAGAGCTTGTTCCGTATGCCATATTATTGTCCTTTTAGTTACTTATGACTAAAAGTCTTCGGTGGTTGTTGATGCCAAGTCTTGACTTTGTGTTTTAGGCCCAACACCAACATAAGGATCTACAGTGACACCGCTTTTGTTTTGCCAACTTGATAGTGCAGATGGGCTGTTTAGGTTTGTATATTGTTGTGTTGTGTCTAAGAGTTCTTTGCGTTTGGCTGTGGTTTGTTCTGCAGTCAATGGTGACACACCACTTGCTGCTTTGTTGAGACTGTCTTGTACACTGGTAATTTTGCCTTCCAACTGCATTTTTTTAATAGCAAGATTTGCATTGTTCACAATAGGTTGTGGATCGTTTCTACTGTTGTAAATGTCACTCATTTTGCGTGGTTGTGCTGAACTGTTGTAATTTGTAGGCTGTACAATTGCGTTGCCAATGTTTAGACTGGTAGTTTGCTGTGCCACATAATTGTTATTGCCAATCACTGTGCTGTTGCTAGTGATGTTTTGGGGAATGTTCACACTTGGATTGTCGTTTTCTACACTTGGCAAACCTTGTAACACAGCAACAGGATCATCACCTGCTTTAATTTTGATTGCACTTGTTACCATTGGTGTAACTTCATTGAACAGACTTGTTGTGCCTAAAGTTTGATTTAGTTTGCCAATCAACTGATCAGTACCGCCTGGCACAATACGATCCAGTTTATCCAAGGTGTTACCAAGTTGTCTAAAAATGCTGTCCTCATCAAACAAACTGCCAAATGGACCCAAGGTATCTATTTCTGGACGTATGTTGCCCAACGGACTTGGAGTTTTATCATAGTGTAGGTTATTGAGGAATGTTTTAGGATTACTATCATCTACAATGCCGCTGCCGTACAACACAGTTTCGTACTTGATGGTCATTGAGTGTTCCATTGTTTCAAAATTACCTGCAGTGTGTGTAGGATGTTGGAAAGCACTGATTATAGGATTTACTAGTGTATATTCACTGAACTTGCCATCAAATAGTGTGTACACTTGTATGGAACTAAAAAACTTTGTGTTGCCATTTGCATAACCAAATGCAGTGGCATTTCTTGCTGTGTATCTGTCACGGACCTGGAAATCATTAGTAGTATATGTGCTATCTAAATAATAATGCTGTACATAGTTGTACCACATTTTTAGTACTAGTTCTTTTGCATCGTCATGAAATGTAATACGAGTATCACCATACTCTATCTTGTGTTGACTGTACACACGTTTGTTGTATTGATTGTGATCTTGTACATCTATAGTGTACGCAGGTAGATCTACGCTTTTTACCATCAATGGTAATTCAATTTTATCTTCATTGGTGAATGTATTTGCCACATCGGGTGCAAAGTTGAACACACAAAGATAAAGTGCTGAAAGTCTTGGATGCAGAGCATAAGCATTGGCCCTGAAGGTCCGAGACGCATGATCATAGTCTCGGAGGTAATTGTTTTCTGGGCCCATAGGCTTAAGGAAATTGTTGATGTTACTTGTTAATGCCACCTGCTGATGTCCCTATTAGCCGGTGATAGTTACGCCGGTTCCTCTTGGTACGCTTGCACCTACACCCTGTCCAAGTGGTGTTTGTACAGCATTATCAAATCTAATTGTAAGAGCAATACTTGCTGGATCATTGGTTGCATAGTTTAAGTCACCATAGTTTGCACCCGATACATAACATCCATACATTTCCCAAGTTTCTAAGACGTTTGGTGTGCTTGCGCCGTTGCCGCCATCAAGAATATCAAACTTCATGATAAACTTGTAGTCAATACCTGAACTTGCTGCTGCCTGCTCCATGAAGTCAAATTGCTTCTGAAGTTGCTCACCTACAAGTTTTGATACATTACCGTTTACATCATCTCGCAAGTTGACTGTCAAGTCACTCCATGTGTGCTTGCCAGCAAGTTTAACCATGCTGTTGTACACTGGAATTTCAATAGCCTCAAATGTTACATCTGGACGTGTGATGTCCATAATCTGTTTTGTTAATTCTGTTCTTGGTGTTGATACACCAAAGTTGTCAAATACCGCACGGAAGCGATATTTAAGTTTTGGCATCAGCAAACCTTGGCTGCTGGCGCTCTGGTCGCTGTCTAGTGGGACAGTAAATTTACTAAGTGATGATACTGACATCAATCAATCTCCTTATTTCCTATAAAGTATTTATCGTTAAGTGAGCACAAAAAAATAGGGGGCAACAGCAAGACCATAAAAAAAGAGGGGCTAAACCCCTCTTTTTAGATATGTTATGAAGTGTTTTACTCGCTAAGTGCTGATGCAATGTTTCCTGCTGCAATCTCACCTGTGTTTTTGATGCGAATCGGAATAAAGATAAATTCCGCTGCCTTCACTGGTTCGATAGCAATATCAACATACAGTTCATTGCGATCAATTCTATCTGCTGTGTTGTTGGTTTCATCACACACAACCAAGTAATCAAACACACCACGCTTTGCAACAAGATCATTGAGAATACTTTCAATGCCTTCTTTCATTTCATCGCGTGTGATCTTATCATTTGGTTCAAACACAAAAGCGGCTGCAAAGTCTTGTAGGCTTCTGCGTAGGAAACCAACTAGTCTTGCAACATTGATGCGATCCAATGCACTTGTGCTTGCTGCACGAGTCTTGTTACCAAAGTTCATCAATCCATAACCATTAATGAATGTCATTGGATTGATACGGTTGCTATACAGTGTATCGCGTACACCTTCAGTGATGTTGTCTACAACAAACTCACCTGTGGCGCTGTTTACATAACCAATGCTTGTAACATTGTCTAACAAGCCGCGGCGTGTACCTGCTGGTGCAAACCAAGGAAACGCTTGATCATCACTGCGGATAATTGTTCTCAACGCTGCATGTGAACTTGGTACTGCAACACTGTTACCACTCAAGTCATTTGTTCTACCACTTGGATAGAACACTGCCAAGTATGGATCACTGGTAACAAGTCCATCTTCACCATCCACTGTGGCTGCATTTGCATTTGTTGACCAGTTGCTGACTGCAGTTGAACCACTTGCAAGTCTCATTGGACTGTCGCCAACTACAAATGCTGTGTTTCGTCTGTCGTTGTTAAGTGTGACCATGTTAGCAATCAGTTCTGGAAATCCAGGTGCTGCAATCAAGTTAAATGCACGACTGTCTTCACGTAGATCAGTGCTTGAATCTAGGCTTGACTTCATTGCATTTGTAATGATATTGCGAACTGCTTTACGTCCCATGTATGGACTACCATCATCTCTGTTGCCACTTACTGTTACCCATGCATCTTTTTCTGTAGGAAGTGTTGGATATGCACTTGTGTCACTAAAGTTAGTGCGTGAGAAGTAATCACTCTTAAACTGCTTTACACCATATGTACTACGGCGTGT